GTAACTGCTGCAAACATCGCTGCGGAAGTTGGTAAAATCTTTGCTGCAATACCAGCGGAAAACTTACTTGACACAGTTTCTCCAACAGTTATTTACTGCCCACGTTCTTGGAAGCAACTTTGCTACAACGCTAACAATGCGGTAGGTGCTGCTCAACAAATCAACTTTGTAATTGATGGAAACGACTTTAATTCATCTCGAGTATTCTACAACGGAATCGAATTATTGTTCGTTCCTGCTCCAAATGCTTTGATGGCTTACGCTCAAAGAAAAGCGGCAGTATCTTGGAATACAGATTTACTTGATGACGTAAACAGATTTGAAGTTGGTAAATTGGTTAACGATGGAGATGTTCAATTTGTAAGATCAATCTACACATTGGCAGCGAATGTAGGTCAAGCTACAAAAGGAGTACTTTACGGAGGTTAATATTAATCAAATAACTGGGCGTATGTTTTGACGTGCGCCCATTATTTTAATAAATAAAATATTATGGCATATTGTCCTATAACAGCGGGGAGGCTTTTGAATAATTGTAAGAATCAAAGGGGAGGTATTAAAAACCTTTACTTTGCGAATTATGATAATTACGGATTCGTAGTAGCAGCGCAAGCGGTTACAGATTTGGGAACTTTAACCGAAGTTTTTAAATACGAAGTAAAAGCAACAACAAACGCACTTACAGAAACGGGTACAAGTTCAGAAGATAACGGAACTTATTTAGTTGCTCAATCTTTGGCGGTTACGCTTCCAAAATTGGCAGCAGATTTACAAGCGCAAGTACAGTTGATTTGTCAAGGCAGACCTTTTGTATTTGTTGAAGATTACAACGGGAACATTCACTTAGTTGGATTGACTAACGGAACTATGAGCAACTGTACAAAAGTAACAGGAGCAGCGGGTGGAGATTTATCAGGTTATACTTTGACAGTAGCTGCTGAGGAGGGTTCATTATCTCCATTTTTGAACAGTACTACAAAAACAGAATTATTGACTTTGGTATCTGAGGACGTAGTTTCTTAAATTTTACCTTAACCTACTACTTAAACCCATCTTAATTGATGGGTTTTTTGTTACAAAACGATATATTTTAGTCTTATTTATATGATAGTATTCAATGTAGCAACAAATCACACGTTTCGATGCATCCCATCTTACTATAATTATGGGAATATTGTCTTTAATTTACGTGATGAACTCAAAAATATTACTTATTCGATTGAATATGATAATGTTTTTTACCAAAATTTTCAATTAATAATTACATTTTCGGATTTTCAAACCATAGAGGGGCAAAGTTTTGAGTGTACAATACTCGAAAACGACGCAATTACGTACAGAGGCAAGGCTTATGTTACTGCTCAAACCGATTTGGAAAACTACGAAATGAACAACGGCATATTAAAAGTATAAAAATGGCTAATAAACCACAACAAAGAGTATTCGATTTGCAATTAAGCAACTACATTCGCCCAGAAATTAAGGAAGTTCAGGGCAAAAAGTGGGTGTTAAATGGCAGAAATAACGAGTTTTATAAGACAATTATAGACGCTTACAACGGATCAACAACCAACTCGGCAATAATTGATAGTTACGCCAATTTCATTTACGGAAAAGGCATCGATTCAAACGAGAAATTAACCAAGCCAAAAGAGTGGAGCGCATTAAATACCATCTTTGATAAAAAAGAGTTAAGAAAAATTTGCAAGGATTTTGAAATGTTTGGAGAAGCTTCGGTTGAAGTCAAATACTTGAATAATGAAGTGCGAAAAGTTTACCATATTGCAAAGGAAAGGGTTGCTCCCGAAGTAGCAAATGAGGATGGCGATATTACGGGTTATTGGTACAGTTATGATTTTTCAAATGTTCAAAAATACAAGCCTGAAAGATATGATGCTTTCGGATTTGGAAGCGGAAGCGGTGAGCGTTCAGAAATTTATATAATTAGAGATTACCAAGTAGGACAATTTTACTATTCCAATCCTAGTTACGTTTCGGGGTTGTCTTGGGCAAAGTTTGAAGAGGAGTTTCAAAATTATTGCATTAAGCACATCCAAAACGGACTATCTTTTGGCTACATTATAAATATGAACTCTGGAGTTCAAGCGAGTGAAATAGAAATAATGGAAACTACTCGGCGAATTCGTGAGAATTTAACGGGATCAAATAAAGCGGGAAATTTCTTTTTGAATTGGAACGATAATAAAGAAAGTGAAATCACAATCACAGCGTTGGATGTTAGCGAGGCGCACAAACAATATGAGTATCTAAGCGCGGAAGCAAGGCAACAACTTTGCACCGCGCACAAACTTACTTCACCGATGTTGGTAGGTATAAAAGAAGCAAGCGGATTCAGTTCAAATGCAGAGGAAATTAAGGTTGGATTTGCGGAGTTAATGATTAACGTAATTACACCAAAGCAAGAAATTATTTTGGATGGCTTAATGGAAATACTATCTGCAAATGGTATTAGTTTAGATTTACAGTTTTTAAGTTTAAGAAGCGAGGTTTCAACAATTACACCAACTGAAACAATAGTAACGCCAATACAAATGGCTGCGGATGACTTTTCGGACTTAGGAGAGGAAATCGATTTGAACGAGTGGGAGTTAATTAGTGCCGAGCCAGTTGATTACGACAAAGAAGAGGAACGTGATGCGGAGATTGAAAGGTTAAACGCAACAACGATTAAATTGATGAATGTTGCTTTGGCAGATGTAAAGACTGGAACTGCAAGACCAAACGCAAGAAGTAACCAAGATGGCGTTTTATTTAAAAGCCGATATAGATACAGCGGAAATCCAAACCCGGAACGTGAATTTTGCAAAGCAATGATGAGCGCAAATAAATTGTACAGAAGAGAGGATATTGAAATGATGAGCCAAAGAAATGTTAATCCAGGATTCGGAATGCGACCAAATCCAAATAAGCCTTACGATATATTTTTATGGAAAGGTGGCGGCTTGCTTTCAGAGGCGTTTCCTTTTGGAACTTGTAAGCACTTTTGGGTTCGTGAAACGTATAGATTAAGAGCCGATGTAAACAATCCTTTAGCGGAAATAATTACACCTGCAAAAGCGAGAAAAGAGGGCGAAATTTTACCAGCATTAAAACCAAGTGAATCAAAAGCATATATCGCTCCTCACGATATGTAACCTACAAATCAAAGTATTATGAATATTTGGCTAAGAGAAAACGAACTTACAAAAAACACCTTATTAGGTGGCAATATAGATATTGATTTATACATCCCTTGTATTGCAGATGCGCAACGAACAAGGTTAGAGGAAATACTTGGGGAAACGCTATTTAATAAAATAGATGTTGACTTCGGAAACGATGATTTAAGCGGTTTATATTTGACTTTGTTTGATGATTATATTAAACCTTTTTTGATTCATCAAAGCGCTGTTGAATACCTTTTAGTGGGTGCTTATAAAATAACTAATAACGGGATTTATAAAACGCAACCCGAAAATACAGCGGCAGTTGATAAAACCGAAGTTGATTATCTTGTAAATAACCAAAGATTGAAAGCCGAAATGTATCAGGGACGTTTAGAACGTTGGTTAATGTTAAACGAATTGCCAGAGTATTTAAGTGCAGACAGTCAAATCGTGCCTCCAGTTTACAATAAAAGTAGTATTTTGAATAGATGGTACTTTTTAGATCCAAACAATAACTATTTTTAGAATGAGAAAAGTAGACAAAAGAACAGAGGACAATATAAAAAAACTACAAAAGTATTTATCAAATGAAAACAGTAAATTTCACGCACAAACGAGGGGATACATTTTACCAAACTCCGATAAACATAAAAGTAAATGATGTTGATCTCGATTTGACCGATGCGGTTATTTTGATGCAGTTAAGAAAAGAGCCGGGCGGAGTTATTGCTTTCACACCCGATTTAACGATAACAGATGCAGTTGGTGGGGACTTTCAAATTGACGAGCAAATTATCAATATTCCTGCTTGTCGTTACCAATACGATATACAGATAACTTTGGCGGATGATACGGTTGTAACGTGGATAAGTGGATTGTTTATTATTAACGATGATATTTCAAGATAATGGCAGTAGATATAACGATTAACGAAACGATTGATTTAGTTGACATTACGGTAAATCCTAATGTAATTGAAGTTAATGTAACGAGAACGAGCGGAGGCGGTGCTGGTATTCCTACACTACAACAAGTATTAAATAACAATCACGATTTAGTTGATGGCAATTTCTTTGCAGGAACTGGTGCTGGAGATGATAATTCTAATACAAGTGTTATAGGTATAGGTACTGATGCAGCACTAGTTAATTCAGGACAGTATGTAATTGCATTAGGTTATTCTGCGGGGATAAATAATTCAGGAGATGGCGTAAACGCTTTAGGAGCTAATTCTTTATTTGTAAACTTTGGAGATAATATAAATGCTTTTGGCGAAAATGCAGCATCTTATAATTCAGGAAATAATGTAAATGCTTTTGGTTATCAAGCTGGAATTGTTACTTCAGAAGTAGGAAACACTTTTGACAACGTAAACTTATTTGGACAAAACGCAACTGCCGATGAAAACGGTCAAACAGTACTTTCAAAAGATGGTACTATTATGGCTAGGATTTCAACTACTGATTTAACAGAAAGTAGAAAATATACTTTACAAGATGCTGATGGTACTTTAGCTTTTTTAAGTGATATTACTGGCGGTGGTGGAGTTCCTTACACTGGTGCAACGCAAGATGTAGATTTAGGAGAGTTCGGTTTACTTACTGGAAATATTGAGTTTGACACAACTCCGACAAATATACCAACTACTGCTGGTTCAATGGTTTGGAATGATACAGACGGAACAGTTGATTTAAAACTAAAAGGCGGAAATGTTACATTACAAATCGGTCAAGAAAATGTTTTGCGAGTAGTAAACAAAACCGCTACCAACGTAAACTTATTAGAAGCCAATTACCAAGCTGTTAGAGTTACTGGGGCGCAAGGTCAAAGATTAAAAGTTGATTTAGCACAAGCGACAACAGACGCCTTATCTGCTGAAACTATTGGACTTGTTACAGAAACAATCAACAACAACCAAGAGGGATTTATTACTACTGGCGGACTTATAAGAAACGTAAACACAACGGGTTCTTTACAATCTGAAACTTGGGCTGATGGTGATATTCTTTATCTGTCGCCAACGGTTGCAGGTCAATTAACAAAAGTAAAACCAACTGCACCAAATCATTTAATTATTGTTGGTTATGTAGTAAGCGCACACGCTACGCAAGGAAGCATATTTGTTAAGGTCGATAACGGTTATGAATTAAACGAATTGCACAATGTTAAGATAACTAGCGAAACAAACGGTCAAGCATTAACTTATACAAGTGCTACTGATATTTGGGAAAACAAAACAATAATTGAAGATTCAATAACTGATGGTGTTACAACGGTTGCACCAAGTCAAAATGCGGTATTTGATTTATTTCAATTTACACGTAGATTAATAACAAATAGTACGGGTTCGGTTACGGGTACAACTGCTGAAACTATCCTTACAAGTTTAACAATTCCA